CACCACAATATACAGATACGTCTGAAGCTGCAGATTTTGTATGGGATAGATTGCACAGACCAGAGTTTGCAGAACAAGTAATTGCTATGCTTGATGCAGGTATACCTGTAGAAGCATTAGGTAGAATAATTATATTCAATGGATTCATGGAAGGTAAGTGGACACCAGATGTTGCATTTATAATCGCAGAGCCAGTAATGAAAATGATTGCAACAATGGGTATGAGAGCTGGTGTTGAAAACATAACAATGTCTATGGAAGATATAACTAACAAAAGTGATATACAAGCTATTGCTAGAACTAAATTAAGTAATGAAGATGCTAAAAAAGCAGCAATGGGTGTTAAAAAAGATATTAAAAAAGTAGAACAGAAAGGTTTAATGGCTAAACCTAAAAAAGAGGAGATGGCATAATGAGTGTATTTAGAAGTATTGCTACAGGATATCTTGGTGCAAAGATAGCTAATACGGAAGCTAACGATAGATTAAAAGCTAATATATTAGAAAAAACTGGGACTAACTTATTAACAAAAGTTATACCAAATGCCATTGAAAATGAAAAAATTAGAAAACAAAATTATGATATGTTAGTAGACCAGTATGGTATTAATGCTGCTAATGTTATAGATTCTGGTGGTTTTACTATGGATAAAGCAGGTATGACTAGATTAGATGAACTTCTAAAAAATAATAAATTAGATCTCAAAGCATTAGATGCCTCGGTATTTGAAACAGATTTTAATAATAGATATAATACAAGAGTTAAAACAGATCAAGAAAAATATAATCCTATATTAAAACAATTAGGTATAGATGGTATTGGATCACTGGGATATAATACTGTAGAAGCACTGGTTAAACCAGAAGCTATGACTACAAGTATTACTAAAGATACAATGGCAGATACTGTTATTAAAGAACAAACTCCTACTGAGTTTGGAAGTATGCAATTAAAAGATTATTTAACTCCTAGACCTGATGAAGAGTTTGGAGAAGGTTCACAATACAGATTAAGATTAAATGATATTCAAAAACAAGCAGTTACTGCAACTGGATTAAATGCTAAATTTATTACTAATCCAGATGGTTCTACAACTGTAACAGATATTGATGAAGCAAGTCAAAATAAATTTCAATTAGTTACTGAATATTCTAGTGATATGTTTGCTAAAGCTCCTAATAGAACTGATTATTTAAATATAGGAAATGAAGCTGCAACTAAAGTAACAGCACTTGAAAGTCTTGCTAAAAATGGTAATAATGCTATGACTAATTACTTTCAATCACATATACAAAAAGCACCAAAAGTAGATGGTAAAGTAGATTATACTAGTGATGAAAAAGTATATCCATTACAAGATGGTACTTTAGTTAATGCAAGAGAAGTTTTTGAAAGACAAAATTCAGATTTGATAAGAGCATATATTGTTGGATCTATAACTCAGAAAAACTTTATAAGAGAAAAATTTGGCAGAGGTTATTCTGTGTTCTTTGATCAAATAGATGATGCTTTAGATCAGCAAGAAAATAGCTAATGGTCACAACAGAAGAATATTTAAAAAAGCTAGAGGGATATAGCAAAGACTCTGGGCTTAAGGTCCCAGATAATATTGTACCTATAGATGGAGATACTAGCGGTAATTTTAAATATACATTTGATAAAGATGATCCTAATAGTATGTATAAAGATTCTTTATTAAAAGATACAGCT